ATTTTCAAAAAACACTCACCAATATAATTTGGAATCTGAGGATCGGCTTTATTATTGTCTGCCGCTTCTTTACATTCTTTTTTATACTTGATTAGTGCCGCTAAGAAATCGGCATTGTTTACATAATGTTTTGTTTTTTTATCACTCATATTTGCCTCATTTAGTGCTTGACAACTGTTATAGTCTTGGTGTTCCGTTTCAATGTAACTTACTAAGTCTCTTCCTAGTAAGCATTTCATTGAGTTCTTCTTTCGACAACGAAGAATGTTCTTCTTCAGATTCTTCAACATCAAAATCTTCTTCTTCGTCATCTTCACTCATGTTCAATTTGTCTAGAAGGTTTTCTTCTTTCATCAAATCTTTGATCTGTGAATCGTTGACAACGTTATCGTAATACTGAATCAAATCATCTTTGGGTTCATATACCGTAAGAATGTCTGATGTATAAATCGTAGCAGAATTATCTTTAATCAGTTCAATAGGCAACCAAGGTAACAACATCATAATAGTACCTTTTGTTGTTCTTTTGAAAATGAGATGCATAGGATCATCTAACTGTACCATTTCATTTTCATCATTCTCAATATACTTAGCGATAATGTCTTCGCCAGTTTGAAGTCTTACTATTTTTACTGATTGAATATTATTCATTTTTTAACTCTATGTTATAAAACTTGTAGTTGAATTTTTCATCATCATATATCTTAACACGTTCGATGAAATGTTTCAATGTAAAATTGGTAAATTTGCCTATACGAAAATCATCAGCAATATCGAATAGTGTTGCTTGTTCTTTGTTATCTCCTATTCTGAGTCCTCTGCCAATTGATTGTAAGTTTCTAACGCGAGACTTAGAGGGAGAAGCGAAAATAATATTGTGTAAGTTCCTAATGTTAATACCTGTAGAGAAAGTACCGTAAGAAGCGACAATGATCGTTCTTTCTTCTTTCTCGGTAATTGCACGAATGGATTCTCTGTCAGCAACTTCTGTACCTCCGTATACAAAAAATGTTTTACGATCTTTTGCTTCAGCTTCAATCATAGGATACAATTCTTTACCGTGCTTCTCTACGAACTGAAATAATATAAGAGTGTTGCCTTCAAGAGATAGAGCTAAGTTTTTAATAAACTTATTACGTGCAAAATTCTTAACGATGTAATCCATTTCAGCATCATAGTCCCAACCTCGCGCTGTTTTGCACACTGCATCAGGATGTTTGAGAACTAAACACTTGATTTTGAAATCTGCTAACTGCTTCTTCTCAATCAACTCAGCAGTAGAAGTAGCTTGATATACAGGTCCAAACAAACCTTCTAGCACTAGTCTATGAGTCTGCGTACCGTCTAAAGTTCCTGTAGTACCTATTCTATATTTAGAGTTTGTACAATTTGAAAGAATTGTAGTGAGAGATTTAGCTTTGAATTGATGTGCTTCATCACCAAGAACAAAATCAAACTGTTCAAAGTAATCAGGTTCATTTTTGTAGATAGACTGCCAAGTAGTGATAGTCAAAAATTTATTTGTATGTTTCTCTTTACCTGAATATTGACGATGACAGTATTCATCGGAATCATATCCGTAAGATTTAAAGTCAGTAAACATCTGTTCAACAAGAGAAGTTGTTGGTACGATGAGTAAACCTCTCTGATGATTCTGTTGTAAATATCTTAAAATGAGATACAGTATCAGAGATTTACCAGATGCTGTTGGTGACAATAGTAAGACACGTTTTTTACGTATAGCATGAAGGAAAGACTTCCATTGATATTCTCTTACTTCAAAAGGCAACTTAAGAGAATAAATAAGTTCTTTTGCTTCAACAGCAGAAAATTCTGTAGTGACAGAAACAGCAGGATCAATTTCAAGTTCATAATTACGCTCATCACAAAATTTTTGTATGTAAGGTATTAACCCATGATAAATTGTGAATGAGCGTAAGTCAGCAAGTCTTATCTTGCCATCCCATACGCGAGATTTGTATTGTGGTGTAAATTGAAAACCTGGAACATAAAAAGTAAAGTAGTCACTCATCTCTTGAGCAACACTTTTTTCACACTCAAAATTTAAGAATGCTTCATTCTTTTTATATAATGCTAGATCAGACATTCAAACTTTTCCGAATCGATTCACTTACACGCATTTTATATTCATCATTTTGCCATCTTTTGGTGGTTGCTTCTTTTAACTTATTTCTATATTCTTGACTAGTATTTCTTTTTTCAACCGCACATTTTATACAACAATATTTTTTTCTTTTTTCATAACCAGGATTAAAAACTATTCCACAATTTTCACATGGTTTACTGTGACTCACTCTATTTTTTCTTTTGCCTGAATTAGCGGTACCTTTCATTCTTTCAGAATGTTTTTGTGCAGCCAACTTTTGTTTATCGGTTCTTTCTACACCCTTTAGTGTAGATTTCAGACTAATCTTACCTTTTCTTGATGGAGGTAAATCTCCACCTTTATTGATATTCCATCCAATATTTTCTAAAGGTCTATATTGTTCTTCTATCAATCTTGCTTGTTCTTGTGTCAAATTTTCATGCAAACATACAATATCAACATTTTCTTTCTTACATCTATTGGCCAATAATTTATTTTTTTTGTTGGATTTGTGGTCTGTAAATCTTTTTTCAATTGATTGGGATGTTATTCCAATATATCCTTCTGTGTTTGGATTGGTGTAATTTGAATATTTTATCCAATAAATTTTATACATGATATCCTCCTTACACCTATTTAGTCAATAAAATCTTGCAGTTGTTAGATTCCTTGAATAAATTTTTCCCAATCGATGAATGACCTAAGTTCCCACGCTCTGTTATTAAGTTCTTTTAAAATGCTTTGACAAACATCTACGATTTCATCATGCATAATTTTCTTCACTAAATGTTTATTGATATCTTCATCACTCTCCATATATGTAGTGATATCAGATTTCAAGGTATAGGGAAATGGTTCCCAACCATATTCTTTCAACTGATCGCTATCTAATTTACCGGTGTAGTATTCCCACTTTATCTTGCGAATTTTGTTATACTTGAATTCACTCTGCTTTGAAAGCAGTCTGTGACGAGAAAGAATATTCAAATATTTGCTGTGTAGCTTGGGAATATTGATAAGTTCTTTACCAGGTTCAGTTCTGTCGATGTTTGAATCGCCAGCCCACATATCTAAAAGTTTTTGTAGTTCTTCCATAATTTATCTCCTTCTCGCTATTATACATCATAATTTAAAAAGAATCAAGTATTTTCAAAACAATTTTTCAATATCATAGTAACTATACCTAAAAGTACCATCAGCCGTCATGGGTGTATCAGGACTATCAGCGGCATTCAAAACAAAACTACTGATCGATATTGGGAATAAATCAAAGAAATTAAAACGGTAATAAGGTTTGTTTGATGATGACAGAATGGTAATCGAACCGTCAGAGTATTGTGGTTTGATACCTGCTCTTGCACTTGCAAATCTGTTCAATTGTCCTAACTTAGCATATTCTTCAAATTCTTTAGGGAACGTCATTGCACGTAACCAATCGTGTACTTCGAACCATGCTAACATTTCTTCATCTATAAAAAAGGTAATATTCAATACATCATAGATTGCTTTTTCACCCGGCGCGTAAATTTCAACGAATGGGTTTGTTACAGGAACCTCAGAGGTAGATAGACCAGGTATACTTACTGATTGACAAAAATACTGAATGTTTGGCATTCTTGCGAATGTCAATAAAAATTTATTTGGGTGTAGTATGTTTACGTTTGTAGGATTTCTAGTAAGTGCTGTCATTCTTTATCCTTTAGATACTTTCGTAGATCGAGAATTTCTTCTTTCTCAATCATTGCAATTATCTGTGATGTTAAATTTATTTCTTGTTTGATAAATGACATTTTCAGCTTCAGATCGTTGAGTTGTGATGTATAGAACTCAAGTTCTGATTGCTTTCTTTTTTTAATGTCGATTAAATCTTGCAGTAATACTATACTCATGGTTACTATTTATATGAAAAAAAAGAGGACTCTTTTTAGGGAGTCCTCTTTAAAGGTCACTCTATGGTGACTTTTTATTACATAATGTTTAGGATCTTGAATGCACGGTAGTAGTTGTTAGCCAACACGTTCAATGCACCAGCGCCTTGGGTAGTACCTTCAGCAAATGGGTTAGCAACTAGACCGTAACGAGTCTTGAAGCCAATCTTTGGTTGGAAGTTGTTTGTATCAACTGCACGAACCATTTGTAGAGGAACGTATGGGCAGTAGAAAATACCTGCGTCATAAGCGTTTGAACCCTTGTATCCAACAACTGCGAATTCAGACGAAGCTGAAGTCTGAGCATATGGATCAATGTAAACTTTGATACGACCGAACATGGTACCTGCGAAGGTGTTACCAGTATCGTCAACGGTTAGGTTAACTTGACCTTGTAGTGCTGATTGATAGTCAAGAAGACCAGCCATTGCGAAAGCAGAAGCAACATCTGAAGAGCAGATCATGATGTTACCCTTACCACGACGAGTTGTCTTGGCAATGGTGTTAGCTTCACGTTCGATTTGGAATGCAAGACCTTTGATCTTTTCAACCATCCAACGACCGTTTGAATCGGTGTCAAGGTCGAAAGCACCAACAGTAGTAGTACCAACTGCACAACCAGTCTTAGCTGTACCGTAGATTGTACGAACAACTTCACGGTTGATTTCAGCTAGAATTTCTGCTGAAAGAATGTTGGCTAATTCTGTTTCTGCGTCTAGACCATGAACTGCTTTCAAGTCTTGAGCAAGTTCGATTGAGTATTCTGCTTTCAAAGCACGAGTCTTTGCAGTAACAGTTACTTTCTCGATTGAGAATGCCATTTCAGCAGGAGTCAAGTTTTCTGCTGTTGCGGTTGCCATTGCAGTACATGCAGCAGCGTTACCAACGAAGGTGTTGTTGGTGTTTGCTGATAGACCAACTGTTAGAGCTTGTTGAGCACCTGAGATACCACCGAAACCGGTGTTAGCTTCGTTGTAGAATGCTTCAACTGCACCAGCGGTAACGTTTGCAGTGGTGTAGGTTGAACGCATTGCGAAAATCAAACCGGTAGGACCTGTCATTGGCTGAACGCCGCAAACGTCATAAGCGATAAGATTTGGCAATGAACGGCGAACCAAGCTGATTAAGATTGGATCAAAACCAGCAACTGGACCACCAGCAGCAGCAGAACCACCAAAACCACCTGTACCAGCAGCGTTAGCTGGAGTAGCTTCAGCAAGCATCTGACCTGACTTAATCATTTCAACTGCTTGGTTTTCTAGAATAACTGCAGTAACTGCTTTGCGATATGGGTCTTTAATAG